TCTGGGGATGACGTGCCACCCACTGTCGGGCGACGTGGTCGTCGTGCAGAATGAAGCGGCGATCCGGCGATGCATCCTCCGCATCATCAAGATCAGGCGTTTCGACATTCCCTACGAGCCCTCCAAGGCTGCGTTCATCGAGGAATTTCTCTTTGATCCGGTGTCGGTTACTACGGCAGCTGCCCTCCGAGATCGCCTAACATACGCACTAAATAAGATGGAGCCCCGCGCTGAGTACCAGATCACCCTGAAGCCGCGCGCGGACGGACTCGGATATGATGTTCGCGTGCTCTACAAGATCAAGGCGACGTCGGTGTCTGGCGTCGTCGACCACTTTCTCCAGAGGATTCGGTGATGCAGGACTACACGTATGAAGGGATTCGCGCCGACCTCGTGGATGCCCTGAAGAAGTCAGGTGTCTTCAAAGACTACAACTTCGATGCGAGCGGCATCTCCGCGCTCGTCAACTTCCTAGCCTACAACGACCACCGCTTCGCCTACATGACGAAGATGCTGCTCGACGAGAGCTTCGTCGACACAGCGCATACGCTCCAAGCGATGCTGAGCCATGCCAAGCGGTTGGGCTACAACGCACGGGGTGTGCACGCCAGTGTTGCCGAGCTCGCTGTGGTGATTCGGACACCTCTGCAGTACTCCGGTGACAACGTCGAAATCCCTCGCGGCACAACCTTCAAGTCGAGCAATTCGCAGCAAGACACTCGCGTCTTCACCGTCTTGACGAATCACGTCGCACAATTCGTCAAGGCAGATGCCACTGCGCGAATTTTTGAAGCCAAGGTGCTGGTGAACGAGGGCGTGATCTCGCAGATCATCCTTGACGTCCTCACTGAACTCGTCAACCAGCAGTATTCCGTCGGCGATCCTGATATGGATTCCTCGACGATGGGTGTCTACGTTCGCATACCTGGATCGACTGTCGAGACAAAGATTGAGCGTGCAGGTACACCACAGGACGTCAACCCGGCTTACCCGGTCTACTACACAATGCTGAATCGAGACGCCTCTCTCAGCGTCATCATGTCGGAGGCTTATCCCCAGGCCACACAGATACGGGTAGAGTACTTGAAGACGTCTGGCTCAACTGGAAACGGTGCGAATAGCTTTGCGTTCGTCAAACAGCAGCCAAGGTCCAGTATCGACATCAACAATTTCACGGATGTCAAGTGCACCGTAGATGCACCGAGCCAGGGCGGCGCTGACATCCAAAGCATCGACGAGATGCGAGTTGCAATTCCGTTGTCGTGGCGTCGGCAGAACCGTGCGGTGACAAGCGAAGACGTTGCTTCCATCATCCGAGAGGAGTTCGGAGACGTTTCGACGGTGAATGTGTGGGGTGGCGAAGAAGAAAAGCGCCGCCGCTACGGCAAGAAGTTCATCTGTGTGGTGCCGAAGTCTTCTCGTGTGCTGAGTCTTGGTGCACGCCGCGAAATCGCCCGGCTGCTAGCCAAGTACAAGATGCCAGCGGATGACTTGGTGTTCGTGGATGCCGCACAGCAGCTTGTTGACATCGTCGTGACAGTGAAGCGCCTCCCCACTGCCAGCAGCGACGAGGAGGTCGAGAAGGCGGCACTGGCTGTTATCGACGAAATGACAGGCATCTCCACTGGCACATCCATCCTCAACTTCTCGAGCTATGCCATCGCCAGCGAGATTAAGCGTCGCGTGCCAGACGTGTCACAGGCTTACCCGTCAGTGACGTTGTACAACGAATTGACGTTCCGTGACATCTCGGCAGTCGAGATCGACTTTGGCAACGAAGTGCACAGCCCTCCTCAGATTGCAAGTGACGTGAAGGTGGCTGTCGTGAAACAGTCGCCCAGCGTCCTGGTTTTCACGCCTTCGGCTCCGGGCAGTGCCAAGATCGTGACAACTCCCGTCGTTCCTGAGTTGCGAGTCAGCCGGAACCAATACTTCGAAGTTCGCAGTCGGAAGGTGAAGGTGGTGCGATGAACCATGTCGTCATGCGAATTCTGGACGGTCTGCCTGTCTATATCAAGGAAGAGAACAAGCAATTCGTCGAGCTGCTACGAGTCTACTACAAGTGGCAGACGACTCCTGGCAAGTCCTTAGATGTGCTGTATTCGCACGACGGTCTGCTGGATATTGACGTCAATGGCCTGGGTCGTAGCATTTTGGAGCTCGACGAGGAGTTCATCCCTGTCGAGCATCGCCGTGCCTGGAAGGCTTTCGCCCGCCATTTCAACTCTAGCCGAGGGTCGATACAGTCGTATGTCGACTTTTTCCGCATCCTGTTTTCGGCACCGGTTGAGATCGAAGACACCTCCAAGCGCGTCTTCAAGACCAGTGCAGCCACTCAGGAACGATATCAGCGGATGATTGTGCAGTCGTCTGTGCATATCTCTGGGGGTGGTGTTCTCTTTCAGGAAGCAACAGGTGTGCGCGCCGATATCGTCGAATCCGTTCGGTACGCAAACTCTGGCGGGTATCATGAACTCCTCGTCAAGCCACGCACCGGCGAATTCATGTTTGGTGCAGCAGTCGTTCAGACTGCATCGGCCCAGCAACCCGTCGAGATCCGCGGACACACGGCGATTGAAGTAACAGCGGGGCAGGCGTACCGGGTGGGCGACTTAGCCGTCTTCTCGAACGGATTCTCGCACACGAAGGGCCGAGTCAAGAAGCTGCACCCTGCACGTCTTTCCGGCGTTGACATCTGGGATATGGGCGAGGGCTACGCTGCTGGCGACGTGATAACGGTCAAGGGCTGGCGCGGCTTCCGCGCTGAAGTGGTCAGTGCTGACTCGGATGGCGCCATCGACTGGGTTCGCATTATCGACTACGGTGATGACTTCGAGGGTGATATCGTTTTCGACATTCACTCCGTTAAGGGCCATGGTGGTGATCTCCGCCCTGTCGGCTCCTTCGGCAGGCCCAAGGAGTTTGAATGGGAGACGAGACCCTTTGGCAATGGCATCCTCGCCATATTCAGCTCTACCGGTTCGGGGTTTGCCTACAATATGAGCCGGTATTTGTGGCATCCTCATATTGTCAGGACAGGGTTTAACGGTGTGATTAGCATCGGGACCGTCATCACTGACTCCTATGCTTGGCAGGATATGGCCTACCGTGTCAATACGCCTGTTGACGTCGAATTGTGGGAGGAAAAGGTGCGGAAGATCCTCCACCCGGTAGGCAAGGTCATGACGGCAGTGAAGACTGTCAACGGATCCTGCTCGATGAACAGCACCTTCACATCAGAAACCACCGTTACAGAGGTGACTCCATGAATTTTCTCTCGGCATCTTTGACAGAGCTGGCCAGGGGCGGTCGTCTGTTCGTCGGTGCAGTGACAGCTGGTACGCGCACCACTAATCGAGACCTGCTCAAAGAAGCGTATGCCTTCATGAAGGTGTCTCCTGCCAACATCTCGGAAGCCATGCCAGCAACGCCCTGGGTGAGTGGTCGCAACTGGAAGACGGATTGGTTGGGCTTCCCTGCCGATAGTGTTGTCGTCAACACTAGCCGCCAGGTGTTTGCTTGCATCTACGCCCCGCCAGCTCCGTCGACAAGCGAACCGGTGACTGTCACGGCAGTTGAAATTGAGACTGCCGACGGGTATGTGTGGCGACATTTGTACACGGTTTCGGACGCTCTCCACGACAAGTATTCCTGGGCTGACAAGGTTCCGGTCGCCCCCATGCCCGACTCCTTCCTGACATTTTGGGAGCCGTTGGCGGATGAGGACCTTCGCATGGAATCCAGCACTCGCCTGACGACGTATCCAGATTACGGCGCCGTATTGACCCCTCGCGTCGTCAACGGTTACTTGGTTGGCGCTTCGGCTGTATACGGGAAGGTCGAGGCGAATTCTCGGGCGTATGTCAAGGTCGAGACAGGTGCTAACGTCGGAAGCGGCGCTATCCTCAAGCCGAAGTTCGAAGCTGGCGTGATGACTGCTGAAGTGGTCAATCAGGGTTCTGGCTACACCGACAGGGCCACGGGCTGGGTCATTGGCAACGGCACTGGCGCCCAGATATCCTTGGTGGTGTCCGGCGGGAAGATTGTTGCTGCCACCATTGTCGGGGGTTCTGGTTATACCTGGGCGGACATCTTGGTCACGGATGGTGATGAGTCAACCCTACTGATGCCTGTGAATTTCGACTACGATCAAGATCTCGACCGACGCTTCACTCTGCTGAGCAAGACAGTCAAGAAGCTTGACGAGGCAGCCACTGAAGCTCTCGACCTTCATTTCTTCTTGGCCGAGACTGCTGAACCCATGCCAGTGGTTCGCGGACAGAAAGGCAGCCGGATCATCGGTCCTGACACAAAGACTCGATTCAGTTTCTTGTCTGCACTGAAACCGGCATCCTTCAAACTCAGTCAAGAGATGCTCATAAATACCGTCATCACCAGTGGATCGACGCCATGAATATCACGCCTCAAGCACCGTACTTCGGATCCTTCAACCCCAAGGAGAACTACATTCGTGTGTTGTTCCGTCCTTCGCGGGCTGTGCAGAATCGTGAGTTGATCGACATGCAGCTGATGGCCCAGTACCAGACAGGTACCATGGCATCGCATGTCTTCAAGAACGGTAGCCGGGTGAGCAATGCTCGCTCGAATATCACCAAGGTGAGCTACATCCGCCTGCAAGACACGGTGACGGCGGGTACTGATGTTGACTTGAGTGGCGTACAGGAAGGCGACATCGTGGCGGGCGTGGCCAGCGGTGTTGAAGGCATTGTGGTGTCGACTGCAATCAAGGGTGAAGTTGACCCTGCCACGCTGTACGTCCAATACACCAAAGTTGGCATCGACGGTGTGCAAGCGACGGTGATTCCTGGTGAAGAATTGGTGGTGTCGCGTCTTGGCAATGAGGTGGCGAAGTGTCTAGTTCGCTGCCCGAACTGCCCTGGCACCCAAGCTGGTGAGGTGTTCCCGACGGGGCGCTCGATTATGGTAGCACTTGACGAAGGCGTGTTTTTCTACAACAACGCCTTCGTGAACGTCGCCCGCCAGGTCAAGATCCTCTCCAAGTATCCTTACCCTGACAAGGATGTTGGCACTCTCGGCCAGACCATGTTCCGCGGCATGAGTGTTGGCCTCGACTACGTCGAAGACTACATCAGCAGCGACGAAGATCCAGGTCTCCTTGACAACGCACTCGGCTATGAAAATGAGGGCGGTGAAGGTGCTGACCGCCTGCGCGCCCGACTCCTCCTCGCAGTCCGCGGTTACGATAACCAGGATACTGAAAACTTCATCATTTTGGCGAAGATCGATGAAGAGGGTCGTGTCGACTTCGTGAAGTCTGACGCCGAGTATTCGAGCATCATGGATGCACTCGCGGTCCGGACTTACGAGACCAACGGCAACTACACCGTCCGCCCATTCGGTGTATCGTTTTTCAACCATCGCCGCCAGTATCCTGGCGATCCCCGGGGTTGGCTGGAGAGCGGCAAGGAAGACAAGTTGGTTGCACTGGTCGACCCCTCTGTCGGCTATGTGAAGGGCTACCGCACCGAAATTACCGTTCAGACACCTGTCATCTTTGACAAGGCCCGCCAGACCAAGCGAGTGACTGGCGCTATCCTGCCATTCGATGAGCGCGCCTACATCGTCATGAAGCCCGGCCAAGTGATCTGGCCCAACGACGTTAGCGACGCTGGCATGGCTTCGCTGGTTCCTGTCAGCCTCTTTACGGGCCTGAACGGCGGTGGCGAGCAGATTGGCTCGATGCGCGTCTACAACATGATCATCCACAGCGGAACTGCTGGCGCAGCCGGTGCCACATACCGCTACTACTTCACCGATCTGAAGCTGGCAACGGGCAAGACGATCAACGACGTGAAGTCCGCCACGCAGAATGCCGCTGGTTTCAGCGCCACCCCTGTGCCCAACGCTGCCGGCCGGATCGAAATCAAGAATCCTGGCAACACCTCGCTGATCTTTAAGCTGCCCTTCACCAACGTGAAGACGCTGCGAACGACGAACCAGGCTTCCCCGGGCTCGATGATCGTGACGGTGCGCAAGAAGGCGGTGGCAACCCTCGACGCTTCGGGTAACGCCACGATCGCCTCCACTACCAACCAAAGTTTCGTCACTTCCCTTGGTTCGGTGGTGGGAATTGTGACAACGACTGCTAACCAGTCGTCTCCACTGCCCATCACGCCAGACACTGTGGCGATCACGTCGTCTACCATCACTATCACTGGTGGTTCTGCACGAGCTGGCCAGAAGGCGACACTGCTCGTTGACGTCTTGATGACCAACCAGACGCAGTCGAACAAGACGTCTAGCGACTCGGTCTTGATTACCCCGTCTGCTCCGCCGCACCAAGCTGGTTCTGAGATTAGCCTAGGTGTTGCCGACGCCTTCGCGGTGCGCAGTGTCAAACTGTACGACTACACCAATGCCCAAGCGCCCGTCTTCGTTGAAGATGTGACTGTTGACTGGACGCTGGATACGGGCATCACAGCCAGCGGCTATGGCCTGTCCAAGATTGTCAAGAAGAAATCCGAGGCATCTCCCTTCTCGTCTTGGATGCGCCTTCACGTCGAATACTCGGCCTTCACGCACACCGGCCAGGTTGGCTTCTTCACCGTTGACTCCTATGCGTCGATGTTGAAGTCGGATACCAATCCTGGCGGCCCGCTGACTTACGAGACGATGCCTTCGTTCTACGACAAGGCAACTCAGATTGAATACCGCCTGGCAGATTGCATCGACTTCCGACCGACACTCATCGCGGGTTCGGCTCCGACGGTCATTCCTGCAACCAATGCGACGGCCATTTACGAGGCTGAGTTCTACCTGCCTCGCGTCGACTTGCTCCAGCTGAACGCCGATGGCACTCTGAGTGTGAAGCAAGGCCTGCCATCTGAGACGCCGCGCCCGCCGGCTGCTGACGAAACCGGCATGGCGCTGTACCAGATCTGGCTCAAGCCCTACACCTACAGTCTGAACGACATCTCGACGAAATTCATCGAGAACAAGCGTTTCACGATGCGTGACATCGGCAAGCTCGAGAAGCGTATTGGGTCGCTGGAATACTACACGGCTCTGTCGATGCTGGAGCAGCGCACAGCCAACATGAGCATCAAGGATGCTGACGGCTTCGACCGCTACAAGAACGGCTTCCTGGCTGATGACTTCAGCGGCTTCAAGGCATCTGACCTGGTCCACCCCGAGTTCAAGGCAGCAGTTGATGCCTCGCGATTCGAACTCCGCCCGAGCTTCAAGGCTCGCAACGTCAAACTCAAGCCGAACAAGCAACTGTCGAGCGGTATGAAGTGGCTGGGCTCGGTTGCCATTCGGGACTTTGATCCTGAGCTGGGCGACGAGCAGCCCTATGCTACCAAGCACATCTCTATCAACCCTTACTTCCAGGTTGCGAAGGTGGGTCGCATGGCGTTGTCTCCGAACGTCGACACCTGGAGTGATGACACCATCCTCCCCGCCATCACGACTGAGGTGGACGCCGGTGTTGACGCATTGCGCCAAGTGGCACAGGCTTCGGGTGTACTGGGTACGACCTGGGGTTCCTGGGCGATGCAGAACCAGACCATTGTAGGCGTCGACACTTCGGTGACGACCGGGACCTCGACGTCGACTATTCTGCGCTCTCAAACGGAACGCCAGGGCTTCCTGCAGATGACCACTTCGCGTATCATCGAGCAGACTCGCAATTCGACGACCACCAATACTACCACGACTACCGCCACTGATTGGGTGCGCGAAGGTCAGGAAGTGTCGATCGGTAGCCGAACACAGGCCTACACGACTGGCGAGATGGTCAAGAGCGTCTCGATCATCCCGTACATCCGCCCGACGCGCGTGCAGTTCATGGCAACGGGTCTGAAGGCTAACACCCGCGTATACGCCTTCTTCGATTCGCAGGCAGTGTCTGCGTTCTGCCGGAACATCCTGGCAGCGACCGGTGCAGCCAGTTCCGGCAGCGAACGTGAAGCGCTGAAGCTCGGCGCGCCGATGTACACTGACAGCAAGGGCGAGATCATCGGGGAGTTCCATATCCCAGGTGGTAAGTTCTTCACTGGTCAGAAGTCGTTCCGCCTCACTGCTGACGTCAACTTCGCAGATTCCCGCAACGGCCGAGCCGATGACGACGCCGAAACCACCTACGCTGAGGCGCTGTTCTTCGCCGGTGGCCTGGACGTCACGAAACAAGAGTCGCGGATGAACATCACGACTCCGACCTTTGACACCCGCCAGGTCAGCGAAGGTCGCACTGATCTTTCGACATCGGTCCGCAGCCAGACCCAGTTCACCGTAATGGAGCGTGAGACTGGTGTGATACAACAAGTGGTCAACACTGACCCAGTCGCCCAGTCCTTCTCGTTCATGGAAGACCGGTTCGTCTGCGGCCTCGACGTATATTTCAAGGACATTGATTCGAAGAACAACAAGTTCTTCGTTGAACTACGCTCGATGGTGAACGGCTATCCCAGCACTGAGGTGCTGTCCCGCAAGGATTACACCACCGACCAGATTCCGGTGAGCGAAGACGCTTCCAAGCCCTTCCACGCCGAGTTCGACTATCCTGTCTACGTCCAAGCTGGCACCGAGTATTGCTTCGTGGTCGGTGGCTGGAGCCCTGACACTCGTATCTGGGTGGCGAAGATGGGAGGGCGTGACGTCACCAACCCTGGCAAGGTTGTCGAGACACAGCCCTCCATCGGCTCGAGTTTCCGTTCGCAGAACGGCAGCACATGGAACGCTGAACAGTTCGAAGACATCAAGTACCGTATCTACGTCGCTAAGTTCAAGAGCGACGAGATGAAGCTGGTGATGGAGAACGACACTCACGACTTCGACCGCTTGCCTGTCGACCCGATTGAAACTCAGCTCGGTTCTTCTCGCATCCGGGTCTTCCATCGCACCCACGGCTATGTGGAAGGCGACAAGGTCAATCTGCGCCTCGTCACTACGACGAAGTTCACCGTCGAAA